AAGCGCGCCTGCTCGCGGTGTGCGACCCGGTCGATCGGGCCTTGTACGTGCTCGGGGTCGACACGCTCGCCCGGCTCGGCGATTTGCTCGACCTCACGCGCGCCGACCGGCACGGGATCGACCTCGCGATCCGCAACCCGAAGGGCGGGAAACCCTACACGGTGCCCCTGAGCCCGCGCGCCGAGCAGGCGCTCGACGCCCTCCACCACGCCGACGCGCACTACTTCGCGAAGTTCCGCCGGGCCCGCAACCCGCGCGACTGGCGATCCTCGGTGCGGCAACGGTTCGAGCGCCTCGCCGCCACCTGCACGCCGCCGATCCCGTTCGGCCTCGCGGTCGGCGGGTTCACGTTCCACGGCACGCGCAAAACGGGGGCGACCCGCCATGCGCGCAAGGGCACCCGGCTCGACGTGGTGCAACGCCTCGGCAACTGGAAACGTCCCGACGTGTTGCTCCGTGTCTACACTGAAGTGGGCGACGCCGATCTGCGCGCCGCCGTCGGGCGCGAGGTGAAACCGACGACGCCGCCCCGCTCGCGGCGCACGTCCTCGAAGCGGCGACGCGCCGCGAGTTGAACCGCCGCCACTCCCGATCCACTCCCGGTCCTCGCGCAACTGCGCGTATTTCCTCAGTAAAACCCCGCGGTTCACCGCGTTCGCAACGCGGAGGCCGCGGGTTCGAGCCCCGCGCCGTCCACCACACCAAACCCCGAACAAATCAATGAAACCGGGCCTGAACGCGGCGTTTCCGGGCAGGGCCCCCGTCGCGCCGACTAGTCGCCGAACGTCGCCGAACGTCGCATTTTGTCGATCCCCACTCCCGATCTGCTCCCGGTTTAGTTGGGTTTCTGGAGTAACCTAACTGCCATGACTCTGACGAAGAAACAACGCGCCTGCCGCAAGGGCGGGCGCGCGCGCTCGGCGGCAAAGCGCACGGCCTCGCGGACGAACGGCGCGAAGGGCGGTCGGCCGCGCACCGCCCCGCTCACCACCCCCGCGGCGATCGGGAGTGGATCGGGAGTGGCCCCGGCTCCGACGGCGGGCGGCGTACGACGCGCCGCGAGCGTGCGGGGGTTGCCGCCGTTATGGCAGAGGATCGAGGCGTTCCTGCGCGCGAGCGGCCCGCGGTCGTTGCAATCGCTCCGGTGCCTGGGGGCGGATCAGGCCGAACGCGAGCGCGTGGTGCAGGAACTCAAACGCCGCCCCGAGGTGTTCGTCGTCGTCGGCCCCTCGCCCACGGTCGGCGAGGACGTGTGGCACCTCGCGCCGCGCGCCTGAACCCCGCCCACAACGCCCCGCCGCCCGGCGAGGTCGCCCCGTAGGGCGCGATCGGCGTCGGCCGCGAGGGTCCGCCCGTCGAGCCCGCGGCCCGCCCCCGCGGCCCGCCGGGCGGGCTCACCCGGTGGTCTTCGTCACCGTCCATTTCCAATCCAGGGCTCCCCCGGCCGGGATCCCGCTGTGGTTCATCACGACGGCCCACTGCGCCGCCCAATTGTCGATCGCGATCATTTGCGTGTAGACACCGGGGGCACCCGTCCCGCCCCCCGTCGCGATCAGAAACAAGTTCGCCGGGTTTTGGGGATGGCGACGCAATACCACCCGTGACATCGACAACCCGATCGACGGGTTGCCGAACGTGAGCAGATTCAGCAACAGGGGCGAGTTTGTTTGGGCCCAGTAGAGGCCGATCGCCGTGGGCACGGTGGTCGACCACTGCAAATCGATTTCGAGTTGGAGCATGTCGTACGGGTTGAGCGGGAACCCCGCCCCGCCGAGGTACCCCGAAAAGTTCTCCGACGCGGGGTTCGTGGTGTGCCCGCTGCCGTGGCCGACGAGCGTGATCGCCGCGAGCGCCGCGTCGACCGGGTCCAACACCACGGACTTGATCGCCGCCTTGTTCCAGGGCGAGCCGAGCGTGTTCGTGCCGTCGTCGTCGACGAGGGCGTTCCAAGCGGTACGATCGATCGGGCTCATATGGTTTCCCCCGTCGGCGGCAACGCGTCGCCGTGCACCATGCGCAACAGGTCGTCAAACGTGAACAACTGCGAACTGCTCCGGGCGTCGTAGGTCGGTTGCACGAGCCCGCGAGGATTGAACACCGTGATCGTCACGTCCTGAATTCGCCACTGCCCGGCCACATTCGTCGGCGCGGGCAGGTTCACCGTGAGCAGGTTCCCCGAGCGGGTCGCGGGATCGCGCGAGCGGTGCGAAAACGTCTGGATCGGATTCTTGTAGGCGGCGAGTTCCGCCGCCGCGCGCGCCGCCGCCTCGTCGGCGGAAATGCGACCGTCCTGCAACAACACTTCGCGCACGCCCGAGCCCCCGACGAGCGCGGCGAGCGCCTGTTGCGCGACGAGGTCGTCGCCGATCACGACGAGGTTCACCTCGTCGCCGCGCAGGATCGGATAGAGGATCCCGGTGACGCCGAGCAAGGCGGCGGCGGTGGTGATCGCCGTGCCCCACGCGATCGATTGCGTGATCGAACCGTCGCCCAGTGTCGGGATCCCCGTGAGCGTGTTGCCACCCGTGATCCCGCCGTAGCGGATCACCTGATTGCCGACCTGCGCGTACCCGCCCGCCGCCGCGAACGGCGCGGCGCTCGTGACCAGGATCGCCGTCGCGCCCGCGAGGATCTGTTTCGATTGCTGAATCAAGCCCGCGGTGTCGGCGCTCGGCGCGTTGGCCCCGAGGCTCGCGTCGGGCGTGTTGTCGTAGGCCGCCATCGCCGTCGTCGTGTTGTCGGCGATCGTCGCGAGCAGTTTGAGCGGGCTCGTGACATTCACGGGCGCGCGGTAGACACGGCGCGCGGTGACCCCGCTCGGCCCGGTCGCGATCCCGGCGAGCGTCACCTGCCCGCTCACTTGCGTGCCGTTCGTCGGGTCCGGGTGCACCCCGCCCTGCCCGATCAGTTGCGCATCCGAGTTCGCGTCGTACGCGGTTTGGTACACGACGTTCCCATCGCTCCCGACCGTCCACGCGGCGACGAGGTACCACGATCCGTTCACGAGGCGGTACACTTGCAACAACTTCGCGCCCGTGGGCGGCGTGGGGTTGCTATTCCAGCCAATTGAAAACCCGCACGGCTGATAGGTGTTCGGCGGGTTCAGCGTGCCCGTCCAATACGACTGGCACACCTGCGAGGCCCGCGTGCCGAGGGGCGACAAGGCCGCGGTGTTCTTCGAATCCGTCGAAAAATTCCAGGCGAGCGCGTACGAGTAACTCGTGCCGATCACGAGGCCGCTCTGCACCCAATTCGCTTGATTCGACGCCCACGGGGTTGTCGGCGGCGGGGTGAGGTTCGCGACGCCCGTGAGGACGCCGAGGAGCGGGCTCGGGAGCGTTTCCCCGTTCGCGGTGACCCACGTGTACGCGTAGTTGTGCCACCCGTTCACGAGCGCGCTCGCCCCCAAGCCCGTCGTCGCCGACGGCGCGGTCGTCGGCGCGACGCCCGATCCGACGAACGCGCCCGCGCCGCCGGGGGTGACGCCCGTGTATTTGATCCGCTGCGGTCCACTGCGCACATAGCCCCCGGCCGCGAGGTACCACCCGATCACGTCGACGGGCAACACCGGGGATCCGGCCGCGACGTTCGCGAGCGCGGTGCCGCCGCCGCCCTCGACGACGGCGCGCGTCACGATCTGCGTGAGGTCGGTCACAAACGACATATTCGCGAGCGACTTGTGCCCCGTCGCGACCGGTTGCGGTTGACTGATCGAGGCCGTCACGAACAGGTGGACGACGCTGTAATAGTCGCAGAACGCGTACCCGCCGATCCGCCCGGCGAGTTGCACGAAGGCGTCCATTACGGTGGCGTTCGTGAAGCTGATTTCGTCGACGAAGATCCCGTTCAACGCGGGCTCGACGGGCGCGAGCGTGAACCCCGCGGGGGCCTTCGTGATCAGGTCGGCCGCGATCGCCGCCGCGCTCGCGTTCTGATAGCGGGCCGAAAACAAGGTCGCGTTGAGGACCCACGTGGGATCCGTCGCCTCGACGTGGTAGAGCATCGTCGTCGGGCTCGGGTCCGCGGCCCACACCCGCGTCACCCGGAGCATGTACCCGAAGAACAACCGATCGGCGTTCTTGCTCCCGACCGCGACGAGGATCGTGTTGCCCTCGACGGGCCGCGCGCCCCGCACGGTGGCGATCAACGTGTTCGGCGTTTCGTTCAGTTGATCGTGAATGGTGAGCGAGTTCACGAGGCAATCCTGCCCACTCGTCGTCCAGGTGCCCCCGATCGCCACATAGACGCGCCCGTCGGTGCGGTTCAAGCGGAAGGCGTTGAGCCGATTGCCGAGCAGGCACGGCGCGGGATACGTGTTCGCCATCTAGCCGGTGCGCGAGAGCTTCGCCATGACCGCTTGGCCGACCACGGTCGCGAGTTGATCGAGCGCGGTGGGGTCGTTCAGGATCGGATAGTTGTTCGTCACCGCGCCCGATTGCACGTTCACGGTGTTGCCGCCGCCGGGGTTCGTGGCTGACACGTTCGACGCCGCGATCCGGCTCGCCGTCGTGTCGGTCCACCACGCGCCCTGCGTGACGCTTTCGAGCCCTGGGATGTTCTGCTGATTATTGAGGACGGCCACCGCTTGCCCGTACGTCGCGGCGGGGTTGCCCACTTGCCAGCCAATCCCCGACACCGCGGAGGCCCCGCTCGGTTGCCCGGTATTTGGAATCAGGGCGATCGCCGCGTTGAATTTCAACGCCTCGGCCGTCGTCATCGCGAGTTGCCCCTGATACTTGTTGAGGGCGTCGGTTTCCCCTTGCCACGCGGCGATCGAGTTCTCGCGCGCGAGGGTACTTTCGTTCGCGGCGGCGGTCACGGCTTTCAAGGCGGCGTACGAGTTCGCCCAGGCTATGTTCCCCTCGTTTGTCGCGGCGGTTTGTGCGGTCAAGGTGTCGACGGCCTGTTGCATGGCGGGCACGAGTTGTTTCGACAACTCGACGCTCCCCTGCCCGTACTGCTCCACGAGCTTTTGCACGCTCGCCCGGTAACTCTCGACCAGGGTTTGATTCTGTTGGGTCATCCCCCCGTTCTTGACCATTTCGGCGGTGGCGGCGTCCTGCGCCCGCGCCGTGTCGAGGAACGACTGCGACAAATTCTGATTCGCGAGGGCGAGTTCGGCCGTGCGTTGATTGAGTTGGAGTTGGTTCGTGGTCGTGGCCGGGATCCGCGCGTTGAGGTCGTCGAGCTTTTTCTGATAGTCGCCGAGGGCGTCGGTCGTGACTTTGATGTTGCCCTGCGCGTCGCGCCCGAACGCGGCGTTGAGCCGCGTTTGCGCGTCCACCGTGGCCAGGATGGTTTTGGCGTTCTGATCGGTGAGTTGTTGGTTGAGCGCCACCTCTTGCAAGTCGATCGTTTGCAGGGCTTTTTTCAGATCGAGGCTCACGCGTAACTTGTCCTGCTCGGACGTGAGCTTCGCGATCGTCGCCGTCGCGGCCTCTTCCTCGGCCACCGCGAGTTGTTCGAGCTGGTCGAGTTGATCTTGCACTCCGTACGCTTTCGCCTTCGCCGCTTCGAGTTGCGGCATCATTTCGAGTTGCTTTTGGAATGACAACATCAACTCGGCGTCGGCTTTCTTCGCGGCCTCGGCGCGATCGGTTTCGGCTTTCTTCGCGGCCTCGACGTCGGCCTTGTACTTTTCCAGTTGCGCCGAGTTCACGCCGATCCCTTCGGCGTTCTGCGCGGTGAGTTGGCCGATGTCCTTCAGGTGATTCAGGTACTGCACTTGCCAATCGAGAATGGGCTTCGCGGCGTTCGCGTCGATCGCTTTCATAAACGACGCGGCGGCGTCCTCGGCGCTTTTGAACGCGGGCGGCGCGGCCCCGAGCGCCGCGTTGTGATCCTTCTGCGCCTGAATGTTCCGCTCCTGTTGCAACTGCATCTGCGTGAACAGGCGCGTGAGGTTCTCGGTGTGCGTGCTCAGGTTGTCGAACCCGTTCGCGCCGATTCCGAGGTCGTCCTTGACCATCGCCCAAAAAATCTGCCACTTGCTTGTGCCCGTGTCGGTGAGCTTGTTCAGATTATTGAACCCCTCGGCGAGCGGCCCGATCATGTTTGTCGCGAAACTTCCGAGGCTCTTCTGCGCCTTGTCGATCGCGTCACCGAACTCCGCGGTCTGTTTGACGTTCTCCTTCGTCGCGACGGTCAGGGCGTCCATTTTGTCCTTCGCGGTATCCGCGCCACTCGCGAAGGCGACCATCGACGAGCCGAGGCGCGACCCGTACAGGTCGGCGGCGGCGGTGTCCTGAATTTGCCCGTGCAGTCGCCCGAGCGCCTGTTCAGTCGTGAGGAACAAGTCGACCGGGTTTTTGTTCTTCACCTCGTCGAGGCTCAGGCCCATCAGGGCGTAGGCGGTCGCGACGCTTTGGTCGCCGCCCGCGATCCGGCGGCTCAACTGAAACAACGCGTTCCCGAGTTGTTCGCTGCTCACGCCGTAGTCGGCCGTCACCCCTTGCAGGCGTTGCAGGTCCTCGACGTTAATGCGCGTTTGCAAGCTCAAATTCTGAAGGGCTTGCGCCTGCTCGATCGTCTTGTCGACAAACGCCACGAGCGCGCTCGCGGAGTACGCGATCCCGAACGCCCCGGCGACTTGCCCGAGGACGCCCAGCAGATCGACTTGGCTCGCCTGGACGCTGTGCGTCGAGTCCGCGAGGGCCTGCAACTTCGGGGGCACCTCGATCCCGAGCGCCTTCATTTTCTCGACGGCCTGTTGGGCGGTGTCCCCGATCCGCTGGAGTTCCTGTTCGGTGAGGTGATCCGCGCCGATCCGGTCGACGGCCTCGGCCATGAGCGTCGCCTGCTCGATCAACTTTCGCCCGTCGAACTGATCGACCATGCGATTGAGCGAGGTGGTGACGTTGCCCGCCTCGGTTTCAAAGCTCCGAAGGGACACCTCGGCTTTCGTGCACGCGTCGTAGAACGACGAAAAGTCGGCCTCGAAGGTGGCGGTTAAGGCAGACACAACTCAGGGCTCCTCATCGCGCGGGCGTTGTTCGGCGATCAACTGCTCGACGAGCACGGCGTACACGTCGGGATCTAACTCGGCAACCCACTCGTACCGCCAGCCACACCGACGAGCGATGGCAAGGTCGCTGGCGACCTGCTCCCGCCATCCCGCCCGTTTTTTTCCGCGGTGCGTTCCGCCGCGACGGCGGTGCGGTGCGCGGCGATCGCGTCGGCGATTTCCTCGAAGGACTCGTTGTCGAGGGCGCGCAGGATCGCCACGATTTCGTCGGGCGACTTGTCGGCAATGGCGACGTGCCGCCCCGTGTCGTCCACGAACGTCCAGTCGAGCAGGTACCCGACCACGTGCGCCTGCGCGATCAGGAAGGGATCCACGCGCGACACGCCATCCGCGACGCGCACCATGCGTCCGCGGACGTCGAGTTCCTCGCCGTGGGTGAGGACGCGTTTCACGGTGATCGAGTCACCGTCGGAGAGCGGGAGCGTCACCGTGTCAGGACGGACAAAGCGCGAGCGCGGCATAGGGGATCACCTTTCCGGCGGGCCAAGGCGCGCGGTGAGCGCGTCGCCCATAATCTGCAACGTGTCGATCGGCCACCGCCACCGCCCGGTGGCGTGCGGAGCCACAAACGCGAGCGGGCGTTGCGTGACCCGGAACGCGTCGAGCGCGACGATCGTGGCGGTCAGTCGCCACGCGGGATCCGCGCCCTCGTCGGTGTGTTTCGTCACCGTCCAGGCGCGCACGGTTCCGGCCGGGTAGTACCCGGCGCGGATCGTGCCCTCCACGCCCCGCACGGTGACCATCGACTAGTGGGAATGACCCCACGTGCCCGCGGCGACGAACGCCCCGGTCATCGTGACCGCGCCCTTCACGTCGACGTCGATCGTCTGATCGAGCCACGCGGGGCCGTACTCGTACGACGACGGGTAGAGCGACGACGGGTAGAGATACAGATCGACCCCGTTCGCGGAGTTGGAGCCCGCGTAGAGCGCGTCGTCGGCACTATCCCAAAATCCCGAGATGGTGCCCTTAATGTCGGGCAACCCCTGCACGTAGACTTTGTTCAAATCGCCGAAGCAGGTGACCTCGACCTTGTCGCGCGTGCGATTGAGCGACCACTTCGACATCGACACGACGGCGCTCACCGGGCCCCCGGCCGCGACCGCCATTTGAATCACCGCTTTGCCACCGTGGTACCGCATAACCGGATCTCCCTTCGTCGTTAGTGAGTGTGAACCGCCGCGAGCGCGAGCAACTGTTGCAAATCGCCGATCACCGTCGCCGACCGCGTGACCCACGACGCCGCCGCGACGCGCGCGGGCAACGCCGCGGCGATCCGGGCCCGCTCGACCGGGCTCGCGAGCCACGCGCGAATCACGGCCGACGCCTCGTCGGGGGTGGTGAAGGTGGGCACGAGGTCACCGAACACCTCGCCGACCTCGGCCCGCGCCGTGCTGACGTGGAACACCCCGCACGCGGCCAACTCGTACGCGCGCGGGTTCAGGGATTCCGCGTGCGCGATCGGCGGCGCGTTGCGGCCCCACCCTTTCGACACGCGGTACAGATTGAGCCCGACCTGCGCGCGCCGGTAGAGCGACGCGGCGACCGCGTTGTGGGTCGGCCCGCCGCGGACGAACGCCCGGAGCGGCGACCGCGATCCTAAGAGGTCCCACGAGCCATAGAGGCCGAGGTCGATCCCCGTCCAATCGATCGCGGTGAGCCACTCGACGCGCTCGCGGTTGCCCGACCCGACGAACACGACGTCGTGCGCGGCGACCGCGTCGTCGCCCGGCCGCGGGCCCGGCCGGTGGCGCTCGGGATGCCACCCGTGCGCGAGGTAGCCCATGCGCGGGTTCACGGCGCGGAACGCGTCGACGGCTGATCGCTCGTGCGTCCACCCGCCGTCGACGAGCGCGGCGATGCGTAGTTCGTGCTCCAGGTCGTAGGGCGTTTCCGTGAAGAGGACCACCACGCGCACGCCCGCGCGTTTGAGCAGGACGACCACGTCGGGGTGCAAGTACATCGCGCTCACGACCACCACCGCCTCGACTTGGTGCCGCAGGGCCATTTCGAGCACCCCGATCCCCGCGTGATAGAACACGTCGCTCGCGGTCGGCCGCTCGAAGTCGGGGCGGGCGCGCTTGACGCGCCGCCATGCGGTGTACAACCACCGCCGCGAGCCCTCGATCCGCTCGTCGAGGCGGTACCGGATCACGCGCACGCCGTGCGCCTCCAGGCCGAACCGCAACCCGGCCTCCACGTCGGCCGGGGCGACGCTCGCGCCGGGGTGCACGAGCAACACGAGCCCGCCGACGGCCGCGACGGTCGGGCGGCACGTATAGATGACGGTCGGATCCCACACGAGCGCGTCGGCCGGATAGTGCGCGAGCGTCGACACGCAAAAATCGAAGTCGCCCTCGTAGCGGGTGCCCCACTGGCCGAGGCGCGCCGGATCGTTGGGCGGCACGAACTGCGGGGTCCCGTGGTTGCCGATCCGCACGACCGGGTCGGTCCACAACACGCGCCCGCCGGGCGCGATCATGCGGAACATCACGGGTCGCCCCGGCGCGGCGGCGACCGCGGCCCGGATCGCCGCGAACGCGCCGGGCAGGAACGCGTCGTCGTCGTCGAGGAACACGAGGTGCGTGCCCGTGGCGCGCGCGATCCCGAGCGTCCGTTCGTCGCAGCCGAAGTTGTGCCCCGGCGGGCACGCGATCCAGGTGTACCCGAACCGCGCGACGGTGGCCGCGACGGGGTCGCCCTCGCCGACGACGAGCACCTCGTCCTCGGGCGCGAGGGGTTGATCGGCGAGCGACTGCAACGCCCGCGCGAGCGACGCGCGCCCGGTCGTCGGCACGATCACCGACAAGCGCGGCGTCACTGCCCCACCCATACGCGGTACCGCCCGCCCCCGTGTTGCCACCGGATCGACGCGTCGAGGTCGTCGGGCTCGACGCCGCGCACGTACTCGTCGCGCGCCATGTGCATCAGGGCGTAGCCCTCGACCTCCAGGCTTCCGCCGTCGAGCAGGGCGTCGATCTGCGCCGCCGCGGCGTCGACGGTTTGCCCGCTCGCGGAAAGCTGCACGGCTTTCACGAGGTAGATCGGGGCCTCGAAGGCGCGCGCGTTGAACATGCGGGTGTCCTCGCCGATCACGAGCGACACGATCACGAAGGCCGTCACGTTCTGTGGCGGATCGCCAAAAAACACCCCGCCGGGGCAGAGGCCCTGGAGCGTGGGGTCCGCGGCGAGCTTGGCGACGAGCGCGATATGCACGGCCGAGGAATCCGCCATTACGCGGCCCCCCGGAGGAGAAACCCGTTCTGCACGAGCATCGTTTCGAGGTCCTGCCACATCCGCCGCCGCGCGCGGATCGCCGCCGGGATGAACACGTTGCCCGCGGGCATCGCGCCGCGGTTCGCGCCGATCGCGGTATGGCGCGCCATCGTGCCGTGTTCGTAGATCCAGGCGTGGTGCGCCGTGTTCTTCACGACCCATTTCGCGACGAACCGCCCGCCCTCGAACTTCGACGCGTACACGTGGTCGCGGAGGTTGCCCGTCACGACGGGATACGCGGCGCGGATCGTCGTCGTCGCGCTGTTCGCCGCCGCCTCGCAAATGTGATCGGCCTCGGCGTGCAAGTCGTCGGGCAGGGTGCGGAGCGCGGCCCGCACCTCCTCGAACCCGTCGAGCACGAGCTTCACGCTCACGCGACCACCTCGGCGCAAATCATCGCGAGTTCGACGGCGCGCTCGGCGGGGGTGATCACGCCGAGGACCGCGAACGTGCGCCCGTTGAACAGGATTCGCGTTTGCGAGGTGACTTGCGGGTGAAACGGGCCGGTGACGATATGCGACGCCTGCGCGAGGATCGCGCCCGCGGCCTTTACGCGTTCCAGGGCTTGTCCCGTCGCGGATTCGATCTTCACGAAGAGGGCCGGGGGCGCGAGGTCGGTCCACGCCTGCACGAATCCGCCGTGCCCGTCGGCGACGGGCGCGGTGGGGTTCTGAAACCACACCCGGTGCGGGCGCTCGCCGATGTTCGTGGTCGGGCCGATCATAGGACCGTCACCGCCCGATAGGGATCGACCGCGTCCTCGTACCCGAGCGGCATCATCTGATCGTGCCCGCCGCGACCCATCACGGTGACCGCGTCGCGGCCCGCGGTGAGCAGGTGCGCCGCGAGCAACCCGACGGCGTGCACAAGGCGCGGCGGCAAATCCTGCGGCGTCGGCCACCCCACCACGAGGCGCAGGGCCCACGGTTGCAGGCCATATACGCTCGGCCACGGGCCGCTGCTCGGCGGGGCCACGACGATCCGGCCGGGGTTGCTGCCCTGATCGGCGGTAACTGACGTGGGGTCGAGGGCGACGACGCCCGATTGGGTGCGCACCTGCCACGAGAGCACCGTCTGCACGGGCGCGCAGTACGTCGGGAGCAGGATCGGCGTCGCGCAGGGCGGCACGTGATCGAAGAACACATCGCGTGTTTGGGTGAGCAACGCGAGCCCGGTGTCGGCCTCGACGAACTCGCGGGCCGTCTGAATCAGTTGCGTCGCGAGGGCGTCACGCGGATCGCCGTCGAGCCAATCGAGTTCGGCGCGCAGTTTGACGTCGGCGATCGTCACCGGCTCATCGGCCGGGGGCTCGACGAGGATGCTCACCGCGTGCAACGCACCCGGATACGGCGTCCACGGCGACCACGGCGACCAGGGCCACCCCGGAATCACTTGCGGCCCTTCGGGCGCTCGGGCGCGATCGGCTCGACGACGGGATCCACGGGCGCGACCGCGTCGACGACCGCCGCCGGGGCCTCGGCCGTCGTCGCGGCCCCGGCCGTCGCGGTCGCCTTGTCGCGGGCGGGGAGTTGCGGAATGACGACGGGTCCCGGCCGTAACGTGGTGCAGGCCATATGCGGCGCACCACAAATCGGGCAGGGGCCCGGATCGTTCGAGTACATACGCGGCGCTCCGTTTCCAAAGATCGCGGTCGAGGGGCGCGGCCGACGCGCCGCCCCCTCGCCGCGAGTGGCCGTTAGTTGAGGCCGGTGACCGTGCCGAACGCGCCCGGCCGGTACACGGCGAGCGCGATCCGTTCCTCGGCGCGGATCGCGATCAAGTTCTTCAC